AGTTAAGTTAGTTTTACTTCTTACATAACTATTATTAAAAGGAGTATTGGAAGAAGAATTGATATGAAAAGGAATAATTCGAGGAGGAATGGTTGAGGACTGCTTGTTTAATAATTTGTTGAAATTCTTCTTTTGAAATTTATTAAAAGAACAAGGTTTAGATGAGCTGTAAGGTTTACATCTATTATTATTAGTTTGAATATTGAATCTCCCTCTATGATTCATAATAGGTTTAACGATTGAATTGGTTCCAACGGGACGAGTTGATTGAAATCTTCCTGAACCATCATTAATTTTCTTTACAGTATTCTCATGTCTTAACGCTTCTGCTAATGAAGAATATATAGCAGGTCCTCGCATCTTAATCGGTCCAAGATTTGCAGGATTGTTATTATAATGGGCATCAGGATTAGTAAATCTGCATTTATTAATTCTGTTATTCATGTTAGATGAGTTATTTGGAATTGTCTTTGAAACAGGAATCTGTGCAAATATATTCTTGAAATTTGAGGATGAGGTATTAAATTCCACAGTAACTTTGGCATCCTGAATATCATTATTGAACGATCTTATCATGTTGCAATGTCCTGATGGTGGTTCTTTAACATTAGGAAGTTCATTGTTCAAAGGATTAGTTGTAATATTATTATTTCTAAACTTGGGAGTGAATATATATTCTGTAGAACCAAAAGGAACTATCTCAAAGTTGTTTACTTTTAAATGATTAAAAGTTAAACTATTGTCGCCTCCATTAATATTATATTGAAGTGATTCTTCCATTTGCATAGGATTATCAGTTGTTCTTGTTTGTAATCTCCCTTTGCATACTGGGCACTGAATCTCACCATTGTCCTTTATTACCTGATCATCGCTTAACGGAATCTGATCACGCATACACCAGTAATCCGGACATACAACTGTGCCATCCGGATCCTCTACATCTACTAATTTATCTTCAGGAGTTTTACCATCCTTTACATCATACGGAGTGCCCTTAATCCGCTTTAGGTCAGTATCATTCAAAATAATAGGTTGATGTTTTTGCTCACACTTTTTGGGATACTGAGAGCCAGTTGGATCAAATGTTACTGGGTCAAACTTTTGTAAACGAGATTTGAAATAGTTATACGTTGTTCCCTGCTTTTGCTCAGTTGAAATTCTTTGCGTTGCCACTGTTTCCACTGTTTCTGCTACACTTTCCTCTGGAGCCTCATCCTGTTCTAAAAAGGAAAATAAGTCAGAATACTCTTCTTCAAGAGCTGCATCAACTTCCAATGGCTCCGTAGAAATAATCGCAGACTCAGCCGATACCTTCTCTGCTCTTTTGGGACAGATTTCATTCAATCTATCAGATTCAGGATTAGAAAGAATAAATCGAAGTAAGTTTGAATACTGTAATGTCTTTTCTAGGTTTGATATGGAAGATACAATGATATAGTCTGGTCCTAATCGCAGAGTAGGGTATCCTCGAAAGGCCTTCTCTCCAATGCGCGGATCATCTTCTATTCTTCGTTCCACATGTTGAATTAAATCACGTGCAGTTGATCCCGTAACACTCAGCTCTTCTGCTACACTTTCTACTTTTATGTTTCCTTCTCTCATCATTGAAAGAATCTTTACTTCAATGGCTGACAACCCATTATTAGAATGGTCTGTTCTCATCAAACTAAACTGTGACTTGGTCTTATCTGCAATGTCAAAAATATTAGAAATACAGTTAAATCTTAGCAGATCAAAATCTTCAATCTTCTTATCATACTTTGCAAGATATGACATGTCTTGAAGCTCCCAACGAGAAATATGTAGGTCAGTTGGTGTTATAAAGGGAAGAACAGAATCAAAACTGGTAATCCAATCTGCTACCTGTCTTTCTAATTGGTCAATTGTTTCTGTATTTCCTTCTGGGCGATGGGTAGCAATAACCATATCAGAAGCGGTAATAGTAATACGATCAAAGTGAGTTTTGCTCTTGCCACGAAAAAGAATGAGTGATGGAATATTACGCGCAGGCTTTACAGACCACCAAGAACTCCAAATAGACATATCAAGGGAAGGTTTCTTGTTCTTAGAATCTTCAGTAAAGAACTTATGCCGGCTTACTTGGTCCTTTGATGTGAATAGTGTAACACATGGAACTTCTTTAGAAACCGTGAGTCCATAAAATATTTGTTCAAAGCGTGTTCTAATAGCTGCGCCAAAATCGGTATCTACCCAAGGAATGTAGAATCGCGTTCTAATAATTGATACATCAGAAGCTTTTGGAACATCCATAGACAGAAGGTCATCTAAAGTTTTTGATGTTTTTTGAAGTAGTCTAATTGACTCCTCTGTCATCTTTGATGGAGTTGTAGAACGCAGAAGAGGGTAATAAACAGTCGCATTACTTTCTGCTTGTTCATCATATGGTCTTACTAGAAATCGAACAAATTCAGAAGGCTCATAGAAAGTGGTAAATAATTTCGTATTTTCGGGTATTGGTAGCTTCACTGGAGCAATGCGAGTAACAAGGGTATTAGAAATGGTAGAGAGAGGTAGTATGTAGGAAATGGTTTCTTCTACTCCTAAAATACGATATTCTATAAAATCTGATGTAGGTTCATATATTGGCTTTAGCTCTTCAGGTTTTGTCATCCATTCCGCTTTATCATATGCTTTGAATGCAATCGATGTTGTAGGTGAACGATACTGTAATTGATAATCTGTAAAGACTTCAGTTTCTATAGGATCATTGTTAAAAGAAAGACGTTCAAATAATCCTTCCCAATGACGAGGATCACGTGTATAATAATCCGGAGAAAGTTTGAGTCCAACAAGAACAAAAAGACGGTCAGGATGAATATCCATAGCAGCACCTATCTTCTGCCTCACGGCATCTATTGAATCATCGTCAAAGAATGATACATTGTATTTATTCTTTGAAGAAAGGTCGATTATTTCTCCCTTTAACATCTTGTTTATTAGATTGGAGAATCGGTGATTGTCATACCGCAATAAGATGTTGGTGTGCGAGTATAATTCACAGTTGTGTAGATACCACAATGAACTGCATCATGTAGAATACGTTTAAAATTAGCCCAAAACTCAGGAGTATGTCCTATAGTAGTGCTCATTAAATGGGCCATCTCATGTAATAAAACAAACATTACTGTATTTTCTTCTACAAATCGATACGGAGGAGCTTTATCGCGAATACAAACTACAATCTTCTCACCTTTATTTTCCGAATATGACGTAGTATCTACATCCAAGTCATTCTCTGTAAAATTATTTGGATTAAAGCGTGATACCATAATCTTTATACGTGGATCAGCCATAGCAGAAGGATCTGTCTTATAATGATTCATAAACTTCTCTAGATTAGTTCGAAGACTAGAAATACGATCTGCTGCTTCCTGCTTATTGGGTAGATTTTGTACGCGATAAGTTTTTCCATCAACACGACTTTTTACTTCGACAACATTTTTAGGACCAGTGCCACTCACCATTGCAAGTGCGACGCCAGCTGTTACTAATGCCGCAGGTATCATTTAATTTAAACCACGCTTAAAAGGATTGGCTTCAATCGTAGTATTAATGAATGGACCAACTTTGACCTGAGGGTTGGGGACTTCAGATCGAACATCCCATGAGGCATTCCTGTTCGTCTGTGAAACACCAGCAATGGCCGTATTTGTGTGGTAACCAGCATCAAGGAAGTTCTGGCCCTTTAGGTCACCCATAGATGAAGGATTTACTGCAGCCCATGAAGCACCAAGACCGCCCTTAGGGAGAAGCTCATCACTCGCTAGGTGCGTCTCAGTATACTTTGACTGACTCGCTGGAACACGAGACTGAAGATCCTCCGATGGCTGAGCACTGCCTCCCATACTATGTCTGGGCTGACCCTGTGGCGCACCATCAGATAGAGGACCCTGAACGCCTAGAGAGCCTGAAAGCTGTTCCATGCCTTCACCTACCGCGCCCTTAACAGACGAGTAATTTGAAACTAAATAGGCCACAACAAGAACGCCTCCGAGTACAAGTGCTAAACGAGTTGTCTGCGAATGTTTCATCGTTATGTTTATATCCAAACGAAGACAAAAAACAACATGAAAAAATCCACATTTGACATCATGGCGATTTTTTCGTCTCCCGAGTTTCAGAGTTATTTTGAACAGAATATACTACGACCAATACTAGGCCGCGTCTTTCAGTATATCTACCCCTACCTCATCGCCATCACCGTTCTCTGGGTCGTCATGTTTCTTTCCACCGTTATCATCCTCATCATTCTGCTTCGTGCTAGGATATAGAAGTTCAACTAACTCTGCACGACGTAACTTCCATATATTAGGTAACTTACGCTCCTGAGCTTCCTTGCGAAGAACAGCAATTGTTTTCTTTGAGTTAATCATTTCTTCGGTAAAGTGAGTCATTGTAAGAATCTTAATAAGTTCAAGACGCGACTTGATATAATATTGTTTAATCTTAGGAGAATGATTCTTTGCAGCTTGCTTTAGCTCTGGAAGTGACATCGAATGGTAATCCATCTTGGTTGGAATATGGTTTTTGTATGCTATTAAATCCGTTTTGAATAAGATAATGGATACAATTATCTTTGCTACAGTAACCGTTGTTGCAATAGGTGCATCTCTATACTTATTTGCACTTAGTAGAGTAGACTTTCTAAAGCGTAATTGGGTAGAATATCGATGCAATCCAATTTATATGCCATTAGCAGGACTTGTTGGACAAGATGTGTTTACAAATTTTACTAAATGTAGCATGAAAGGCTTTCACGATTATGCTGGATTCATTATGGATCCAGTGATGGCGGAGTTTGATACGGTTGGTTCAACAGTTGAAGAAATTGGAGGAGCGATGAATGATATGCGTGGTATGATAGGAAGTATGCGTGGAGGATTTATGGGTCTTGTTGGCGGTATATTTGGAAAGATTCAGAACTTGATGAGCAGCATTCAGTATATTATTATTCGTATGCGTACGCTCATGAGTCGTATTATGGGAATTATGATGTCATTTATGTATATCTTTTATACCGGAATGGAAACCGGACAGTCGGTAATGAATGGACCAATTATGAGCGTAGTGAAAGCTCTATAACTTTTCGAATTAAAGAGTAGTGAGATGTGGTTATTCTATATCATGCCATTAGTGGCAGTATTTCTGATGGCAGTTGTCCATGCAAGTGAATCGCTGGACAAAATAAAGCGTAATTGGAATGAATATCGGTGTAATCCAATTTATATTCCATTTGCTGGATTCATTCGTTCAGATGTAACTACGAGTGAAAACTTTCAGCACTGCATGAATATGTTTGGCCAGAGCGTTATGAGTATATTTGTTGATGCGATTATGTCACTTTTCAAAACACTTACTGCAAGTCTTACTGAAATGACTGGTCCACTTTTGAACATGAGAGGTATATTTAGCAAAATTCGCAATTTCATGTTATCATTTGCCGTTCAAATATTTGGAAAGATTACAAACTCAACAAGCTCTATTTCATATATTCTCATTAAAATTAGAGATATTCTACAGAGGTTCATAGGTCAAGGATATATTGCCGCATTTTTAGCTAATACACTTATAGATTCAGCAGTCTCCTTTGTTATGCTGTGTATTTCAGTTATTAAAACATTTGTATACTCATTACTTGCTATATCGTTCGTATTAGCTCTATTTCAACCAGAAATGTTAATTTTAGCAGTTGTTCTATTGTCTATGATGGGTCAAGCTGGCTTTTTGTGAAAAAATAACAATCATGATAATAAAGAATGGACAAGACAACCCTTGTAATCTCATTTTTAGCTGCTGCGGTTCTTGCTGGTCTATTCGTGCAACATGGCTCTAGTATGCCTATCGGAGCTGGCGCAGAGCACTTTATGCAGAAGGAGGTCGGAGCCCCTGTATCTGGAGGTGGTATTGGTCCATACGATGGTGTAAACATGGCTGGTGGCATCTCTGGATGGGCAGCAAATGAGCCTCATTCTGCTGCTCCTGTTGGCGGCGGTCTTCCTTCTCAGTCTGAAGATGGTAAGTTAATGTTTCTTGTTGGCAACAAGGTCGATCCTTCATGCTGCCCTGCCGCTTTTACGACAGATACGGGATGTGTATGTCTAACTGAGGATAACAAGGAGTTTATGGGAGCTCGTGCGGGTAATCGTGTTCCTAATTAAACGCATAAACTGTTAAACTAATAAAATGGACGTTAAGGAAGTATTTTCACAATTCTGTAAGGAAGTTTTTCCTGAAGAGACAATCGAGATAGATGTAGAGAAGAATGTAGAAGAGTTTGAAGCATTCTATCCTGCAATTGCCCAGATTGTTCAGAAGGATTCAGCATTCTTTAGTGAAGATAGAATTGTATTTGGACGTAACTTGAGTTCTCTAGATGAGTCAAAACACGAACTTATCTGGAAGAATATGATACCTGTATTATTGGCATCATTCCTGCATGGAGATATCAAAACTAAAGTAAGTAAGGTGTCTGGAATTATTAAGAATCTTTGGAATGCAAGTGGTCAACAAAATGACGCAGTAACTTCGATTCTAAATGATGAAGCCTCTGAAGGAAGATTTCAGGAGATTATTGATTTTGTTTTAAATTCTCGTCTTGTGAAGATTTTTACAAATCTCATGGAGTCATTTGATCCATCTGATTTTGAATTAGACATTAAGGATCCCGCAGAACTCATTGAGCTTCTTAAGGATCCTGAGAATCCCACAGTCAAGAAAGTTATCGCAAAGATTCAAAATACCATCAAGGAAAAGATACGACGTGGCGAGATTAATCAGAATACGATTGCAACTGAGATAGAGGCAATTAAAGCCAAAATTATGAGTCTCTTTGGAAACATCTTCAATGATGCATTGGGTGGACGCAGACAAGGTGGTGCTCCTCCAGCTGTCCTCATGGGTAATTCACCAGAAGCTCGTAGACAGCGCATGATTGCTCGTAT